AGAGTCCTGTATTGTTTGAGACTTACGAAAAGTGTACCGAATATGTAGATCGGTTCGCTGCCTTCATGTTGACTCAATACGAACCAGTCATCAACAGTATTGATACGTACTGCCCCCCTATTATAGGGGTGTAGTATGCCAGATATCACAATGTGTCAAGGTATAGAATGTCCTTATAAGTTAAAGTGTTATAGACATAACGCTACACCTAGTGAACACAGACAGGCATACTTCACAAAAGTACCTTATGATAAGGGTAAAAACAAATGTGACTTCTTTATCTTAGTCAAAGGCAATACTGCTGAATGGTAATACGGGTGTTCGATACAGAGAGTGATGGCTTCAGGAACGAAGCCACTACCCTCTGGTGCATAGCCTGCCGTGACTTAGACTCACGTAAGGCTATGTTCTTCGGACCCCATGAGATAGAGGAAGGACTACGCTACTTGATGGAGGCAGACATATGTGTGGCACACAACCTAATAGGCCACGATTACCCTCTCATCAAGCGGCTGTATCCTTGGTTTGAACTCAAGGCATACGAGGATAGTCTTATCCTATCTCGTCTATACAATCCAGACCGTAAGGATGGGCACAGTATAGAAGCATGGGGTACCAAGCTAGGTCGTGCTAAGCCCGGTCATGAGGACTGGACACAGTACAGTGAAGACATGAAGTACAGATGTATAGAAGATACGCTCATTAACGTGGGTGTGCTTCGCTCTCTGATCAAGGAAGGACAGGGTGGTGATTGGCGTGATGCAATCAAGACTGAGTATGATGCTCAGTGGTTGCAGAACCAGATCGAAGACGTAGGTTTTTTACTTAACCAACCCGCAGCTATACAGTTAGCCGATGAGTTGGAAGGTAAGCTTACTGATATCGAGTCACAGTTACAGGATGTTCTCCCCTCTCGCATAGAGCAGGGTACTACATACGCGGCTCCCTATACAAAAGCGGGGGAGCTAAAGAAGAACCTAAAGGACTATCTATCACCCGAACATGCAGCCGCTGTGTCCGGTCCTCTCAGTAAGGTGATAATCAAACCCTTTAATTTTAATAGCTCACAACAGGTGAATGCTTTCTTACTCTCGCAGGGCTGGCAACCCAACTACTTTAACTATAAGAAAGCAGCACATGGGGGCTATGAGACACACGCTGATGGTACATACGTTGTCTCATCACCTCGCCTCCCCAAGGCAGACGAAGAACAGGACTGCCTCGATACTATCGAGGGTGCAGCAGGCCAGTTGTTCGTGCAGTGGAGGGTATTAAAGCACAGACTAGGTATCATACGGCGCGTTCGCAAGAAGGATGGCGTAGAACTAGGATGGCTCAATGAGGTACGTAATGATGGACGTGTAGAAGCACAGGCTATACCCTTGGGTACTAACACTGGACGCTACACACATAAGCAGATCGTTAACATCCCAGCCGTAGGTGCTCTTTATGGTGAAGAGATACGCTCGTTGTTGACTGTGCCTACCGGCCACAAGCTATCAGGTACAGATGCAGCGGGACTAGAGGCTAGAGTAGCAGGCCATTACACATTCCCCTTTGACGGCGGGGAGTTTGCAAGGGAACTACTCGAAGGTGATGTACACAGCAAGAATGCTGAGGCTTTCAGTGAGGCAGCAGATACACTGATAGAGAGACGACCAGCTAAGACCATCTACTACGCTATCCTATACGGTGCTAAGGCACGTAAGATAGCGACACAAGTAGGCGTCTCATTGGCAGTGGGTCAAGCCATGCTTGATGCTTTCTGGAAAGCTAATCCTGCATTGGCAGAGCTAACCATGAGAGCAGGTGCATCGACAGAAAAGTACGGTTACATTGAAGGACTGGATGGCAGGAGGATCGTTACTAGATCTCCTCACTCAGCACTCAATGCCCAGTTCCAATCAGCAGGTGCCATCATTATGAAGAACTGTTTCAACTACGTACTCCTTAACAAACCACACTGGGATGCAGTATGTACTATGCACGATGAAGCGCAGGTACAGGTACTGCCCGAGTATACGGAAGAACTTGAGGAACTATGGAACGAGGCAGGTGCATGGGTTACTGACAAGTATGACTTGAATGTACCCATTGAGTTCGATACCCAGTTGGGTAACAACTATGCGGAGACACATTAATGAAAGTGTATGCTTTAATAATGTTAGAACCTTGGGAACCTACGGCCTACTATGAATATTTTGATAAGATTCCTACTGTCGATATGGTCAAAGAAGCAATAGGTATAAGCACTGAAGTAGCTACAAAAATTGTTACTATGGGAGAATATAGTCCGGGTTATCATACTTATAGACTAGAAGAGATAGAGGTAGTGGAGGTACCACAGTGAATAATGTAGACAAAGTAGTGACACATAGTGTTGACATTCAGACAGCAGCTAGGTTCACTAGCAAGGACAAACTGAGGAAGTGGCTTAAGCTACATCCTAACTTTGAAAGAAACATGGAGACGGGAATATATTCTCACATCTATGAAGTAGAAGCTATGGCATACCAAGAGAAACTTAATGAGCAGCACAATCGGGAAGACGTACAGCAGCAAGGAAGTGAAATATCTGAAGAAGGGGGCACTAGTAGTGGGGGAGACCTACCTAGTGGAACAGAGGAGTGAGTCTGTTCTCGCTACATGGGACGGCTCCTATTTCTGGATTGAGGGACAAGCATGGACTCACTACGATGATGGCTCTCGTATTGGGAGCTGCCTCCCTCTCGAACTGGCACCTCCCAAGCTCTTGGACCAGTAGAGTTCTTGAGCTACCAGTGACTACAGTAGAGTCACACATCAAAGAAGTACAAACTATTAACCGACGTATTAAACTATAAAGGAAAACAACTATGTTAAACATGACACCAAATGAAATGCCTGCGACTAATACATCATCAGCTCCTACTATCGAGGACGGTGTATACCCTGCGGTGATCAGTCTTATCGCTGACCTTGGGGTACAAAAGAACAAAATCTATGAGAGCCGAGGTAAGGCAGATGATGACTGCACACCTGATGACTATGATATTGGGCACCAACTATGGTTCTCTTTTTCTCTACCCACTGAACGATACACAGCAGAGTATGAGGGAGAAGAGGTGACTCGTGATCCAGTACTGGGCAAGGGGTTCAAGGTATCCAAGTCAGACAAGTCTAACCTTGTCAAGATGTATACAGCAGTGGTTAAGGATGGCCGTAGCTTTGGTGAAATGCTTGGTATGCCTGTCACTGTTACTACTGGTACGACTAGTGGAGGCAAACCTAAAGTGGTCAGCATTGCAGCAGCCATGCGAGGTACTAGTGTGGCTGATCCTATCAATGATCTGGTACTGGTATCAGAGGATGACTGGGACAACGTTGATGACCTTGCTATCCCTGATTTCCTGAAGACTATGATTAAGGAACGGGTGTAACGTTCGATATACTATATGTTATCTATGCAATAGCGGGAGTGTTGTGTTATCTAGCAGCCTTCCAAGTGGATAGGTTCTTTCAACGATGTATCTTTATCGGAGGTCTCTTACCCTTTATAGGGTGGAGCACTAGGGATTTAGGTACTATGTACTTCAGAGGTTTCTATACAGCATGGTTCGGTAGAGCTATATGTTGGAAGGGAACCATATATCCAAAGGATAAGTAATGAGCATACTGGACACAGCTCCAGTCATAGTCGAGAGGGACAAGGATGTCCTTCTCCTCGTTGACTCGGACTTCATACCCTATATGATAGGGAACATATCACAGAACGATGTACGACCAGCAGGCATACAAGGGCAGGAGCTAGTGTGTGTCGATGAAGACAATGACAAGTGGCAATGGTTAGATCCTCATGATCTAGTAATGTGGAGAGTAGATAATGAAATCGACAAACTTAAAGACAAGTACAGGACAGACAATGTTGAGGTCTGGCTTACCCCAAATGGCAAAGAGAACTTCCGCTACGAAGTTGCAGTATCCCGCCCCTACAAGTCTGGTCGTACCAGTCCAAGACCAATCTACTATGACAAGATCAGAGAACATCTACTGCATACACACCAAGGAAAGATGGCGGTGGGATGCGAAGCTGATGACATGGTCTGTACCCGACAGTACTCAGTAATGCAGGAAGGTGGTGACTCAATCATAGTAGGTAAGGATAAAGATCTACGCTGTATGTTTGGTAGACACTACCACCCCGGACATGATGAAGAAACGTGGCTTACATGGCAGGAGGCAGCCTTTAACTTCTATGGACAGATGATCACAGGTGACTCAGTGGACTCTATACCGGGTTGTAAGGGCCGTGGTCCTGCGTTCTTTAATACTCTAAAGAAACAGGTAAGGGGTGACGTAGAAGCCCTTCACGAGGCTGTGTGTGACGCCTATGAACGCAAGGGTCACGACCTACAATACTTCCTTGAACAGGCTAGGCTACTACATATGAGAAGAAGAGAAGGTGAGATGTGGAATATGGACTACGATTGGGAGGAAGGTTATGTTGATATCAATTGATCCCGGCAAGTCAGGTGCTTGGGCTGTGTTTGATGATGAGGGTAATATTGAATTCACAGGTAAGTTCAAGGTAGCTAAGGGACAGAGGTTCTTCAAGGTATCTGATCTCGATGAACTCAATGATGCTCTGTCTTTCATGGACGAGGAAGCAAACAACGTACCTGTTGCAGTGATGGAAGAGATGCTTGAGCAACGCATGTCTCATCAGAGTCCCAAGGCTACCAATACTACGGCTGCTAACTGGGGCATGATACATCTTATGTGTCAAGCCTTTGATCCTGAGCTGTATACAGTACGTGCCACTGATTGGAAGAGACGTATGGGCCTGTATAAGAAAGACAAGAAGGCTAGCGTAGCGTTAGCTATAGACTTAGTAGGTGTGGATCATCTACTCAAGCCACGAATGAGAGTACCTAATGAGGACATAGCTGAGGCTGTGCTGATTGGTATCGATCATGGTATACAAAACTTAGGATGGAAATATGACATTACCTCGTAACAACATATGGAACTTACCTGATAATATATCAGTGGGATTGTATCCTGATGCACATACCTACCCTAGACATAACAGTAATCCTGTTACTGCCATAGGTAGGTGGTTTGCTGATGAGGGGGTAGACGTAGTGGTTAACATCGGTGACTTTGCTGACATGCCATCACTATCCTTCTTCGGTAAGAACAAGGCAGAGATAGAGGGAGCAAGGGTAGCCGATGACCTAGCCTATACCAAAGAGATGAATGACCTGTTCAATGATGCATTAGATGGACATGATCCATACAAGATCATGACACTAGGGAACCATGAACATAGGTTGCATCGCTTAGAGAACGATGATCCACAGATGAAAGGAGTGTTTGGTGATGACCCTTGGGGATATGAAGAGGCAGGGTATTATGTCTACCCTTACATGGATATCGTTAAAATTAATGGGGTGGCATTCAGTCACGCTTTCATTAATCCTACTTCTCTTATGGGCAGTATCCAAGGAGGCAGTGCAGATATCAGGATGAAGAACATAGGCTTCCCACATGTAGCAGGGCACCAGCATGGGCCACTAATACACGGTCAGCGTATGCTTGGTGATGGTAGCCCATTGTCTACCCTGATACTAGGGTGTGCCCATACAGAGAACCATGCCTACTGGGGTAAGGGGAAGGATGTGTACCGTGGTGCTGCTATCCTACGTAATGTACGTAATGGATCGTATGATCCTGATATCAGATACCTTGGTAATATTATGAGAGATTATTTATGAGTGATCCAGTCAATCATCCTACTCATTACAAGAGTCACCCATCAGGGATAGAGGTGATAGAGATCACTTCTCATATGAACTTCTGTCTAGGTAATGCAGTCAAGTATATCCTTCGGTGTGATCACAAAGGCAATGACATACAGGATTTAAGAAAAGCGATATGGTATTTGAATAGGGAAATAGGGAGGAGAGAGAATGAAGTATGATGATTTACCAAATGAGTACCGTAGGTACTCAGCTACTAAAGGATGGGAAAAAGATCAGGCAGTAGCCTACTGGCAACAAGCCTCTGAGTTCAAAGAGTTCATGGAGAGTAGGTTCCTTGCTTCCTGTGTAACTGCCCTTAGTGTCAGCTTATTCTGCCCTTAGCCGTACCTTGTCTGACATCAGAGGGAAGGGAGTGCAGATGAAATGATATACTATGAGAAGATTCCTGAGTACAAGTATAAGCTATGCTCTAGTGAAGACCTGATCATATCAGAAGATATGCGTCAGTTTATTACTGAACGTATACACACAGCATATTATAGTCTATGTCCTAGCGGATACATTACTGCATGGGTAGGGTACGCATGGAACGGTGCATCAGGTATTCCTGATACCTCGTCCAACACCGTACCTAGCTTAGTGCATGACATATGGTATCAAGCCATACGTGATAGTCATCTACCAATGGAAGCTAGAGAAGCAGGTGATATATGGTTCGGTGATCAGTGTCACAACAGAGGCACACCACGATTGGTAGCCAACGTATACACTAATGTGTTAGTGAACTTCGGGGAGCGATACGCAACTCCCCGTAAGTCAGAGATCCTAACCGCTAGTTAACTACGGTCGATCTTATCCTTCGCCTTGCCTAGTACCAATGCAGTAAGCAAAGGTTCTAGGACAGGGCGGAAGGATTTATCCCACAACTTCTTAATGTCACGGTGAAACTTTTTATACCAAGGCATATTATTCTCCTAGTTTAATATCAGGCTTGACAGTACGTCCCCTGATTACTTCAATCAATAAGGTCTCTAATTTATCTAACTTGGTGATGACCTTTGTTATTTCTTTATCGACCCTAGCTTCCACCTGCTCATTAGTAGGTGTGTTAGCTGTAGCCTTTTCTAATGCTGTTATCCTATCTAACATCCTTGTTATCCAGTATATTCCTGCTACCCAAGCGTACTTGAGTAGATCGAATAGGGAATCTATTTCGTCTGGGTTAGGGATAGACGAGATCTGATCAGGTGTCATTAGGTTATTACTCCGGGTCCATTAGCAGCAGGTATTGTTATTGTACCCAAGCTAGTTACTGCTACATCAACAGATGTTCCAAACACTTCATAGACATAGGTTTCCCCAGCCACTAACATGTTGTCGTAGTAAGATGATCCATTACTGGACACAGGAGTTACAAGCACTCCGTTACGATGAACAGCAAAGTCTGTTAGACTCCCCTTCTCCCACATTATCTCACCAGT